AATACAGAAAAGAATCTTCGCTATTTTCTGGAGTGTTAACTAAAGAAAATACAGAAAAGAATCTTCGCTATTTTCTGGAGTGTTAACTAAAGAAAATACAGAAAAGAATCTTCGCTATTTTCTGGAGTGTTAACTAAAGAAAATACAGAAAAGAATCTTCGCTATTTTCTGGAGTGTTAACTAAAGAAAATACAGAAAAGAATCGAAGCTTTACCGAAGAATCTTTGCTATTTTCGGAAGTTTAGAAGGAAAATATCCAATGAATTCACATATTTCTCTTATTGCTAGATCATTTAGCAAATATACATGTATATGTTTTTCATCTGAATTAGAAACGGTAGATGAATCTACACCTTTATATAAAGATATATAATGTTTCCTTGTTGCCCAAGATATTTCTTTTTTAATATCTTCATCTTGAACAAGACATCGATGAATTTTACTAAAATCTGTAATAATACCGTGTCTTATACAATGGAGTACAACTATTTTTTTCAATTGTATAATATTATCATTATTTTGTATACCGCGATCAGCATTATGATCAATTAATAATTGAGCTATTTCATTACTTGATGCATAAAAAATAGGTGTCATACCAAAACGACCAATATGATTCACATCACAATTGTACTTTATCAATAATTGACAAACTTCAAATAAATCATATTCACATGCCAAATGTAATGCTGTACAATTTAGATGTGAATAATCTTTATATGAGTAGTTAATATCAGTTACAAAATCAATAATATATTTTTCAACATATGCTAAAGATACCATTTGTATTTTGTACAAATAAACCATTGTTAAAATAGTAACTGGTGTATTTGGTCTGAATAATTGATAAACCAATGAATCATCTATAGGTATAGCATTATTCTCAAAACAGTACAAGTCAATTAGCGTATCTCCTTTTCCAGTTAAAATATGCAGTGAAGCACCATATTTTATCAAGATGCGGATATTATCATTTATCCTTCCATGCTTTATTGCCAAATGTAATGCAGTATAGCCATTATTATCTTTGTCATCCATTTTATCTTTAAATAATAAAGTCTCACATAGAAACTTTAAAATAGATGGATCGCTTTGTAATGCAGCAACCATTAGAACATTTTCTCCAAAATAGTTCAGATAGAATGGATCATGACTTTTAATTTTTTTTTTAAATAATTCTAAATCGTTTTGATAAATTATATAGAACAATTCTTCTGAATCTGAATACATGTTTGGAAAATTTAAAATTAATTAATGGTAATTACACCGACCGAAAAGATAAATTTTATATACATTTTATATTAAATTTTGTCTCATTTATTATAAAAAATTAACTGTCAATTTTTATTTTATGAATTTTCTTTCACATTCGTTCCGTATTTTCCTTCGTAAACTCCGGAAAATAGTTCTTTATCTGCACTTCGTTCCGATAAATTCATTGTAAACTAATACTAAAGCTATAGTTTATGTATTAAACTAATACTAAAGCTATAGTTTATGTATTAAACTTATACTAAAGCTATAGTTTATGTATTAAACTAATACTAAAGCTATAGTTTATGTATTAAACTAATACTAAGGCTCCAGTTTAAGGTTATTTTCTGAAGTTTATGAATTAATTCCAGTTTTTTTGTATTGATTATATATATATGTCTTTATCTGAAATTAAAATATGTGAAAATACATTTTGCGAAGAATATTTTGAAAAAGTTAAAAAAATATCAGAAGATTTAATAACATTAACTATACAAAAAATGAAAAATAAAAATGTTGATACTAAAATAATAAAACAAATAAAATTAAAATTAAAGAAAATAACAGATAAATTAAATAGTAAAAAATTTAAAAAAGATACAATGGAATTATGTAAAAATAGTTTTTGTAATCCAAGTTGTAAAGGTACTATTTTTCAAAATAATAAATTTCCACAAGAATTAGTTAATAAATATTCAAAACAAAAAGATGGTAAAAAAACAATAAAACGTTTGAAACAAATGAGAAAAAATTTATTTGAAGGAAAAAAAACAATAATAAAAGATGGATTTTATAAAAAATTACCTAATATTAAAAAATTAAAAAAAAAAGGAGCTATTTCTGGTTGTGCAGCTTTTTCACTTTTATAATTTATTTTTTTCGAGCATAGTATTTGGTACAAACTACCTGAAAATATTTTATTGATATCAGGAGTTAAGGTTATTTTCCTTTGTAAACTCCGGAAAATATCAACAAAAATCTAAATCTCTTACATTTTTCCCCACTGGAAATCTAGGTATATTTTTTTCACTCTTTTCTTGATATATTACAGTTAAAAATTGTCCAATAAAACTATTTCCATTTTTATACATTTCATGACGTTCATCGAAAGTACCTCTAGGTCTTACTGAAAACAAATCTCCATCATTGGTTATACACTCGAATATTATTAAATTTTTTTCATTTCCCGATTCTTTTGAAAATCCTACAATTTTAAATTCATCTTCAAAAAACTCTTTGTATTTTTGTAAGTATTTAGAACGCTTACTTATTTCATATAAACCGTTTGGATCACGAATAATTAATCCTTCATAACCTTCTTCAATAAATTGTTGATGGTATATTTTAACATCATTTACTTTATCAATTAATATAGTTTCAACTTTCTTACAGAGACTATTTTCATCAGTATTTTCAGCTAAAAATGTTGTTAAATATTGAAGTCTATTAGAATATGGTAATTCTTTTTGATCCATATCAATATAGTCATAAATATGGTATTCAATTTTATTAATAAGTTCATTATCGTGTAATGTAATTTTATCTTCATGTAATCTAATTAGTCCAGATATAACTTCAAAATTTAATTTATTTGTGAATAATTCTCCATCTAAATATTTTTTTTTATTAGAATGTAACTGCATGCGTTTTAATAGTTTTTTTAATTCATCTTTTAACAAACCAAAATTTTGAAATGGAATACCTTTTCTAGATTCCAATATAACATTGTCATCTTTTAAATAAGCAATACATCTAATACCATCATATTTTCGCTGTATATATGCCGGAAATGGCATTTTAAATGCTCTACTCTTTTTTTCATAATCAGCAAATGAAAATGTATTTGCTAACATTGGTCTAACAACTTCTGATTTTTCAGTAATACTATCCAAAACTTCAACATATAACTCTTTTTCTTTTTTATTTAACCATTTACGATTAGCGTCTAAAATTGCTTGTTCTAAAACAGAGCGTTTAACTTTACCTTCAGTAATTTCTTTTTCATGAGCAACCATTTTTCCTCCTTTTTCACCATGTTTTGTAATTAGTGTATAAATATTTTCACTACCATCTTTTAATTTAATTTCAATATTCCATTCATATACTTTATTGTTATTATTAAAAATAAACAATGGTGGGTATACTGGAATTTCGACAATTTCTTTTTTAGGTATAGTTTTTTTTAATTTCGTGGACATTATTTTATTAATATTATAAATAATAATAATCTTTTTAAGATAAAATAAAAATCATTTTTTATAAAATTTAATTTCTATTATAATATATAGAAATGAAAGTTCATCGCTATTATACGAAGAAAAATAATCAAAAAGGTGGTGGAATAGCACAAGCTGCATCAAATGCAGCTACAAAAGTTGCTTCTGTAGGAATAAAAACAGTAAATAGTGCGGCACAAATAGCTAATCAAGCATTAGGTGCAACAACTCAAATAACAGGAAGTACATTAAATGCAACAGCTAGAATTGTAAATAGTAGCGCAAAAATTGCAACTTCAGGAGTAAAAATAGGTGAACATTTAGCAAGCGGTGTTTCTAATGCAGCAGAAGCAGTTGCAAGTAGAACTGGAAAAAGTGTAGGTATGGCATTGAATACTGGAATAGAAGGTCAACGTGCAATACTTGGAGTTGCAACAGCAGTAGCTAATCAATCAAAAAATTTAACTTCTTCTTCACTTCAAACAGTGCAACATGCATTAAATACTGTTAAAAGTATATCTAAAGGTGTAGGTAATATAACAGAAATAGTAGGAAGTCAAATAGCTAAAAAAAAAATAGCATCATTAGCACAACAAAAAGCATTAGAAAATGCATCAAATACAAAATCTAATACAGAAAAACAAAAATTAATAATAGGATATCAAGAAAGTTTGGAAAAAAAAAGTATTAACTCTAAACTAGCATTAGAAGCAGCACATATACAATTTGACTTAGATTTAGGAAAAAAACATATTAAAGCTCAAAGAAATCAACAAGAATTAGAATTAAAAAAACAATCTAATTTACAAAAACATAAATATAATTTATTAAAACTGAATAAAAATTCAAGGGTTAAAACAATGATTTTATATAATAAACAAATAAATACTGTATCTGTAATATTTAGAGAAGTAAATGATAGTTTAACTAAAATACAAGGATTAATATGTGAAGGCAAATATTTTAGCTATTCATTATGGTGTAAAAGAATTAAAAATTTTAATGGTAATTCTTTTAGATCTAAAATTGGATCATTTAAAAAAACATATAAAGTATATTGTGATAGTATTATTTTAAGATTAAAAAATAAATTACAAACGTCAATTGATGAATTTAGTGATTATTACGATGATCAACTTAAGGAATTATCAAAAGTTAATGAAAAAATATTGGAATATATCATTAAATTAGGAACAATTATTAATCAAAATGAATTAGAAAATAGTAATAAAAAAAATTTAGATAATACTGTAAAAAATATGGGAAAAGTATTTATTAAAAATAATGTAAGTATAAAAACACAACAATCAAAAAATGCAGTAAATAATAAAAATACGATAACACAACAATCAAATAGTTTACCAAGTAATAACAGTATAAAAACACAACAATCAAATAGTTTATCAAATAATAAGAATATGATAACACAACAATCAAATAGTTTACCAAATAATAAGAATATAAAAACACAACAATCAAATAGTTTATCAAATAATAAGAATATGATAACACAACAATCAAATAGTTTACCAAATAATAAAAGTATGATAACACAACAATCAAATAGTTTATCAAATAATCCATTAGTAACAATCACACAACAATAAAGTAATTATCCAAATAATTATTTTCAATGTTTCAGAAATAATCTTAAACTTATGCTAAAAAGTTTAATTTAAAAATTAAAAAGGTATTGGTACTAATACTTAAAGACAATATTATTAAAATAATATAAAAATGAATTTTTTTAAACATATATTAGGCTATCCAACATTTTTTTTGATAATATACTTAAATAATTATCAAGATCAAGAAATATCAACTGATTTATGTACTCTAAGTCTTTTTCCTATAAAAACTATGATACCGGTGAATATGTTATATTCATATTATATTTATTGTAATCGTTTTTATTATTTAAATGCAACCCTTGATTATATATTAAATTTTAAACTATTTATTCAAAAAATATTTAAAAAAGAAGAGAATGATAAATTTTATATTGGACATGTACAATTATATACTGATTTAGAAAATAGTATTGAAGTAACATTGTATTTTAAAAAAAATAAAATAACACGTATTGATAAAGATTTAATTAAAAATATATATGCAGATTATATGATAGATTTTTATGATAATAAACATATTAGATTAAAAATATTTTATAGATTCAAAGGTAATAATTATATAATGTATTTTCCGTATTCAAATACTGAATATATTCCATATCCTCCTTATTCAAAAGAAGTTATGGTATTATTTAAGGATGATATAGTAGTTCCAACACATATAGATATTCTTAAAAAAAAATATATATATCCTCTTTTTAGTATCGAATGTGCTGATATTTTATCTGTTAAATTAAATGGAAATGAAGAAATACCATTACTAAATTATTTTAATAAAATAAAGGGTCCATTTAATGATTTTGGTATATTATATAATACACCTATTTTATTAAATTGGATATTAACAGAAAATATGTATAATATTAAAGATTTTGAAACATTATATGTAAAATTTTTGAATGTATACTTTGATGAAATAGATTTTGAATTAAAAGAACATTATATTGAAATGAATAAAGAAATGTTAAATAATATTATAATTTCAAAAAGAATTGATAATATCTTACTTGATAAAAAAAATGATTTGAATAAAATTATTTAATAAATTATATTTAATAGATTTTTTTTCTTTGAAGAGTATATAATGAATTACAGTGAAATTAATCAAAATAGTAGTAATAAAAAAAATCAAAATAATAATAAAAATCAAATTAATAATGTTCATGGAATGACTAATAATAATACAAATAGATTTTCAGCACCTGTTAATTTTAATGTTGGAAATGGTGTTATTGGTTCATATGATAATATTAAGTTTGATACTCAATGTAAAGAAAACCCATGGAAAAGTCCTCCATGTAATCCACCTCTTACAAGTAATCTTGTTTTTGTTCCACAAGGAACACCTCTTCCATTAAGAAATGAAACAATATATACAGAATTACCCCAAGACAGTATGTTTGTATTTAGTAAAACAATGGCAAGTCCATATTGTAGTTCAACATATAGCACAGATCGCGGACAATTATGTACAACAGATGAAGTTAGAGGATATATTGGACAAGAAAGAGGATTTAATAAAACATATGAAAATTATAATTTTTAGGATATTTATTACTAAAATTTTTTTCTTTGAAGAGTATATAATAAATTATGCCCATTAAAAAAAATATTTCAAACCAACATATATGTTATTTTGAAAAACCAAAAATAAAAAAAGATATAATTGAATTATATATATATGATTCTAAAAAAAAAATAATGTATTATAATAAGTAATGAATTTATTGAAAAATAAACATTATAATTTTCATACATATTATTGTGGTAATTACTTAACAAAAAATGGAAAACTTTTATACACACCAACTAATCGTTTTTATTCTTATATATGTATTTTAAAAAAAATTATTTATCTTGCAATAATAAAATTTCCAGATTTATATGGAATAAATGAAGATGAAATTGTATATAAATTATTATTAATATCTTATTGTAAGAAAAAAAATTTAAAATATATTAAGATAGATAAAAATAGAATTTTATTATTTAATGGTAATATCAAAAATATTGAAGATATTGTTTTAAATTTTTATATTATTAATAATAGTAATCCTTTATCAAGTGAATCATGGATGCTTAATAATTTTATATTTAAAAGATTTTTAAACAGTAAAAAAATAACAAATGATGAACTATTTATAAAAATTTTTTATGAATATGTAATTAGATATAAAAAAGATTTTGAAAAAATCTATAATATAATCTATGATGATATACAAAATTATAATGAATTATATAAAAAACTTAAAAAAATTGGATATGTTAAATTTTTTTATAATCAAATGGTTCCATATATACTAAAAAATTATAAAAAAACATATAAAGATATGAATGAGTCATTGAAAAATAAAAGAAAGAAATATATAAAAAAAATAAAAAATTTTAGCACTATTAATATTATGAAATTAATTGATAAAGATATTATTATTAATTATAATAAAACATATATTAAAAATAAATTTATTGAATTATCAAAAAAATATAATATATAATAAATATATGGATATTAATTATTTAATATGTTTACTTATTATTATTTCTATTGGATTATTGGGTTATACACATTATGAACACTTAACCAATGAAGTTATATATGTAAAATCATCTGTAGATAACAATGAATATTTAGTTAGAAATTTAGAAAATAAAGAAGAAGCAGCAAATATACTAGCAAGAATAAGGGAAAAATTAGAAAAATTATGTATTTTAATGAAAGAAAAATATCCAAATGACAAAAGTGTAAATAGAATGAATGAACGTTTTAATCCAGATAATATTACAGAATCTGGAAAAAATAATCAATATACATCTTATTCTGTTAATAAAGGTGAAAAAATAGTTTTTTGTATTAGACAAAAAGATGAAACTGAAACATTAGTTGATGAAAATACAATAACATTTGTTGCAATACATGAATTAGGACATATTATGACAAAATCTGTCGGACATACGCCTGAATTTTGGGAAAATTTTAAACGTTTATTAAAAGTTGCCATTGCTAATAATTTATATAAGAAAGAAGATTATTCAAATAATCCCAAAGAATATTGCGGTATTAAAGTAAGTGATTCTCCATTAGATTAAACAAAATAACGGTTAATTATTATCAAATATGTAATTTTATTTAGATTTTTTTTGTGAAAAATTTTCTTAGAAAAGAAGGCTTTATTCTAAAGCGTTATTATCCGATTACAATGAATTTATGCGTAGATAAAGAACTATTTTCCTTCATGAACTCTAGAAAATAGCGATGAACCTTCATTTCTGTAATATTATTTTATTTCCATTATTTTTTACTATTTTATTTTGAACAAAATCTATTGTAAAATATTCTGTATATTGTT